GATGTTTGACAACGCAGTAAACAGTCCAAAACAAAAACAAATTGAACAAAACTTTGTCGATGACGATCCAGACGGTGGCGATATAGTTGTTGATGATGCAGTTCGAGCAAGTAAAAAAGTTGTTCCGCCTGGAGCACGTAGTAGTAGACAATTTCAACCAAATGCTGGTCAAGACCCAAGAGCTGGAAATTTTAAAGCTGCTACTGTTAATGGAAGTAAAACAAATACTCAACCCTACTCGAGTGCAACAGTAAATAATGCTACTACTAATAAGATTGCTAAGTTGCCTGATGCAACTGTTAATTATTCAGATGATGCAGACGTTACACCAGGAGAATCAGATTGGCAGCCACGTTCTGGTACAGTTGTTCAGCCTCCTGTTCAACCCAAACCGGGAAGTAATACTGTAAGTGACGATGCTGGAACCAAAACAAGTCCGTTGCAAGAAAGTTTATTTGCTAAAAGACGTAGAGAAGCAAGAGCTAGAGCAGAGAATGCCAAAGCAAGAGGTGCAAAAGTTGTAGGCAGCTCAGGAGGCGGTGTAAACAAGAGTTCACTTTTTAAATAAAAGGAAATAGATGGCAGAGAATTATCAAAGAAGTAGAGGAACACCTGGAGCATACAAGATATCCAAAGGCGGTACTCCGGCTGAATCAGGTCCATTTCTCGGTGAAGTTGTTAATAATATTGACCCTACTAGAGCAGGAAGATTACAGGTTTACATAGAATATATTTCTGGCGACGATAAAAATAATAAAGATCTATGGCGTACTGTAAGTTATATTTCACCATACTATGGTTATACTCAACAAAGTGCTCAACAACCAACTGGTCCAGGTAGTTTTACCGGTAATAATCATGCATATGGATTCTTTGGCACTCCACCTGATCTTGGAACCAAAGTTATTTGTTTTTTTGTAAATGGAGATCCAAACGAAGGATATTATCTTGGTATGCCAATATCTCCTGGACTAAATCATATGGTTCCAGCAATTGGATCAAGTAAAAAATATGTTGACGATAGTAATTCACCATTGTTTGCAAATAAACCAAAACTGCCAGTGGTAGAAATAAACAATTCAAACGAAGCAATAACTGAAAATACAAGATTTTTTGATCAAGCCAAACCGGTACACAGTGTTTTGGCAGGGCAGATGTTGTCGCAAGGTGTGATAGCGGATCCTCTTATTGGACCAATAGGTTCCAACAGTCAACGTGAATCACCAAGTACTGTTTTTGGAATAAGCACTGCTGGAAGACCAGTATATCAAGGTGGACTAACTGATGCTCAAATAGCAGCCAAGGTAGCAAGCAGTACACTTCAAGCAAATGAAACCACCATAATTGCACGTAAAGGTGGACACAGTTTGGTAATGGACGACGGAGATCTAGCCGGCGAAGATAACCTAACAAGAATACGCACCAGTGCAGGTCATCAAATAATGATGAATGATACTGCTGACAAACAAACTATTCATATCATGCATGCAAACGGACAGACCTGGATAGAACTAGGAAAAGAAGGCACCATTGATCTATATGCATCAAACAGTCTAAATATTAGAAGTGCTGGTGAACTAAACATGCATGCTGATAGAAATATAAACATAGCCAGTGAACTCGGAAGTGTTAATATTTTTGCAAAACGTGCAATGAGTCTCGAAACAGGCAGTTTAAGCCTCACTGGCACAAACAGTATTTTGGCCTATAGTAAAAGCTCAGTGGGAATCAAAAGTGATGGCAGTTTAAATCTAAACAGTCGAACCGGTGGATGGGGTGCAGGCACTGGACTCACACTTGAAGCAGGATGTATAAAACTGAATAGTGGATCAGCTCCACCAGTGAGTAAAACTGTTGAGATACCTAAGTTAAGATTAGCAGATACAAAATTTTCTCCTCAACAAGGTTGGATACCGGAACCAAATGCAATTGAAACTATAGTTACAAGAGCTCCTACACATGAGCCTTATGCAGAAAGAGGCACTGGTGTCAATACTAGTACCAGTTTAGAATCACCTGCTGAGCAAGTTCCTTTGGATCCAAAAACTCAAGACGCAGTAACCAAAGCAGAATCAACAGAAATTGATAGTGTTACAGAAGCAGATTATGAAAAACAATCGCAGGCAAAAACAAACGTTGGTAAAATACCACCTGAAAAAGTAACCAGTATGGTAGCACAATCTAGCAAACTGGTCCCTCAGGATTTCAATGAAATATCCAATGCTAACGGTGTTGGAAAATTTGGTTTTAGTGCAACTGAATTAGAAAAAGGAGGATTGTTGAAACCAGGAACTGCAGAGTTCTTTCTCAAGGATGCTACTGCTGATCTAAACACTGTTTTAAGTAGTGCAAGTGTGTGGACTGGTTCACAAGGAGTTAATGGACTTAGTGATTTTTTAAATAACGAAACATTACAAGATGTAACCAAAACAGATTTATTCAACAAAGGATTAGGCGAGTTGCAGAATGCAGGAATAGTAACCGGACTAGAAGATGAATCTGCACTAGGCGGTTTGGTCAGTGGTGCAAGTAAATTTGGAGCAGACGCAGTAAAAAAATGGCAAGATGGATCTGCAACACTTGGAGAAACATTTGCCGGAAGTAACAGTACAAAAATTACCAGTTCTGACATGAATAAAGTTGTACGAGGCGGTCAATATTCAATACAGTTAGCACAACAAAAACTCAGCAATGAAGTACAAGGATTTTCAACCGGCAGTGGTGGTGTAGTTGGCACCACAGTAAGAAGTAGCCTTGATACTGCGGTAGCAAGTGTTGTTACAAACAAGAAAGTCAACGGAGTGGATGCAGAAACTGCGGCATTTGAGGCGGAATTTGACGCACAAAATAATACCACAAATACGTAGGTAAATACAGTATGCCAACATTTATCGGATATAGTACTATTGGAAGGTACAAAAGTTACACAGTCACAGACTTTGATTTAATCAAACGTGACCTATTGAACGCACTTACAATTAGGCAAGGTGAAATGCCTGGACGTCCTAATGTTGGTTCGACTATATGGAGTTTGATCTTTGAACCTCAAGGCGCTCCAACTTCAAAAGCAATAAACAAAGAACTACAACGTATAGTTGCTCAAGATCCAAGAATCAGTGTCTCGGACATCAATGTTTATCCACAAGAGAACGGAATACTAATAGAACTTGAAGTTGATACTGTTAGTGGACAACAAGGTGAACTTCTCAATATATTTTTCAATAGCGAAACCATGAGAGCTGCCTACGCAGATGTATAGATAAACTACGTAGTTAATTCTTTTCATAAATACCATGTAAGGAAACACACATGGCTAAAACTACAAGACAAACAAGTATATTTGGTGTAGAAGATTGGAAGAGAATCTATCAAACCTATCGTGAAGCTGACTTTCAAAGTTATGATTTTGAAACACTGCGTAAAACTTTTATTGATTATATAAGACTATACTATCCTGAAAGTTTCAATGATTACATAGAGTCTAGCGAATTTATTGCTATACTTGATGTTATGGCTTTCATGGGTCAAGCAGGAAGTTTTAGAAATGATCTTAATACTCGCGAAAACTTTATCGACACTGCTGAAAGAAGAGACAGTGTCACTAGACTAGCAGAACTAGTTAGTTATACACCAAAGCGTAACACTGCGGCACAAGGTTTCCTAAAAGTACAAAGCATCAGCACCACCGAAGGTGTAATAGATTTTACAGGTGTAAATCTATCAAACATTACAATCAATTGGAATGATACCACAAATCCAAATTGGCTAGAGCAATTTACAGTTGTTGTGAATGCAGCTCTTAGCGGAAGCCAACGTTTTGGAAAACCAGGAAACAGCCAAACACTATTAGGTATTGATACAGAAGAATATACACTTAACTTGATTGCAGGTTTCTTGCCTGTTGTTCCATTCAGTCAGACTGTGAATGGTACTAACATGACATTTGAAGCAGTCAATGCTACATCGTTAAATCAGACCTATCTATATGAACCTGCTCCTGCACCAAGTGGTCCACTAAATTTGTTGTATAGAAATGACAAACAAGGCTATGCAAGTGCAAACACCGGTTACTTTTTTTATTTCAAGCAAGGATCACTTCAGGATCAACAATTCAATCTTGGAGAAAGAATCAGTAACAGAATTGTAAATGTTAACATAGAAGGCATCAACAACGAAGATGTTTGGTTATATCAACTAAATGCACAAAATTCAATAATTGCAGAATGGGAAAAGGTTGAAAACATTTACACTGGAGCAGTTGAAGAACTTACTCCTGAGCAACGTAGATATTTTAGTATAACATCGCGAACAAACGATCAAATAAACCTAAACTTTGGCGATGGTGTGTTTAGCAGTATACCAGTTGGAACCTTTAGAACTTATGTGAGAAGTTCAAATGGCCTAAACTATATTATCAATCCTGACGAAATGCAAAATGTAACTTTTAACATAGGTTATGTAAGCAAAACAGGCAGAAACGAAACGCTTACCTTTACCTGTGCGTTAACTGTACCAGTGAGCAATGCCGCCAGCAGAGAAAATATTAACGATATCAAACAAAGAGCTCCGGCAAGATACTACACTCAAGATAGAATGGTCAATGGAGAAGACTACAACAATTTTCCATATACTCTTTATTCAACTATAATCAAGTCTAAGGCTGTCAACAGAAGCTCAATTGGTACTAGTAGATACTTGGATCTAGTTGATATCACTGGAAAGTATTCAAGTACAAATGTTTTTGCTTCAGATGGTATGATATATGAAAACACAGAAGTCCCTAGTTTTACATTTACCTTTGCTGATCAAAATGACATCACAAATGTTATTGTTAATCAAGTTGAACCTGTGCTTGCTAGTAGAGGCATGCAAGAATTCTATTATGAGAATTTCAATCGTCCAAGTTTAACAACATTAAATTTAGAATGGAATCAAAGTACTACAAGCAATAACGAAACCACTGGTTATTTTAAATTTGTGTCAAGTGGAGCACCAGCACCAGTTGGTCCTCAAGCAAGTGACAATAAAAAATATATTGCACAAGGTGGATTAATCAAATTTGTACCCCCTGCAGGACAGTATTTTACTTCAACAAACAGACTGGCAGTTGGATCTCCAACACTACCTGGAGATAAGATGGTGTTATGGGCCACTGTTACCGCTCTTGAACTGGACGGAACAAATTTTGGTGTCGGAAACAACGCTGATGGCACTGGTCCAGTTACTCTCAACAATTTTATTCCGACAAATGCAGTACCAACACAGGTTATTGTGAATTTTATTACTGATTTGCCTACTGCAATCGAAACAACCATGAGAGAAAACATCGAACTGTACAGAAATTTTGGTTTAGGCTACGATAACCTCACACAGACATGGTATGTGATAACTTCAACAAATCTCAACAGTAGCACTACTTTTAGTTTAGCAAATGCACAGGATACTTCGGGCACAGGTTTAGACAATAGCTGGCTTGTAGATTTCCAAACTGATGGTGTGACTTACACTGTAAGTTCAAGAAGCTTAGACCGTTTTTGGGCAAGTGTATTAGAAACAAGATTTTTCTATGATGGTACACAAAAAGTCTACGATCCAAAAACAGGCAAGGTAATCAATGATTTTATTAATGTATTAAAAACAAACAATCAACCTGATTCCAGTTCGACACTTAACAGCGATGAAATACTAGACATTATTGGACAACCTGTTGAAGCAGACGGTTTCATCGATGATTTTAGAGTAAGAATCAGTTATAGAGATTCAGACAACGACGGAATTCCTGACAATCCAGATTATTTTGAAACACTGGTTGCTCCTGATACAAATCCTAATACAAAAAGAATATATTTGCAACAAACTATTGATTTTGACAATCTTGAAAGATATACGCCATTAGCAAGTGGTGTTATAATTGGTTCTTTAGCAACTGAAGATGCAATTGAATTAGTAAAAAGTGAATATCCAAACGGACAAGTTTTTTATGCATATACAGATGAAAAATTTTATAAACTTACTGTAGCATATGATGGTGTAAGAACAATTGATGAAGTCAGTGGATATCAAACCTTTGTTGGTAGACAAGATCTGTATTTTCAGTATCGACACAATGCACCACTAAGCCGACGTATCGATCCTGGTACAACCAACATTATTGACATTTTTCTTTTGACTCAATCATATTACAATGCCTATCAAAATTACATTAGAGACACCACTGGTTCAGTACCAGAGCCAGCACAACCAACCATTGACGAATTAAGTACTTCATACAATACACTTGATCAATACAAAATGATTAGTGATAATGTTATTTTAAATAGTGTTACATTCAAACCATTATTTGGAATAAAGGCACCAGTTGAACTTAGAGCAACAATAAAATGTGTAAAGAATTCTACAAGTACAGTTAGCGTTAGTGAAATTAAAAGTCAGGTAATAAACGCCGTCAATCAGTATTTTACAATTGAAAATTGGGATTTTGGTGATACATTTTTCTTTTCTGAATTGAGTGCTTATTTGCATGATCAACTAGGTTCAATTATCAGTACAGTTGTTCTTGTACCAACTAATCCTTTGAAATCTTTTGGAGATCTATACGAAATAAGATCCCAAGCAAATGAAATTTTTGTAAATGCCGCAACAGTGAATGATGTTGAAGTAATCGATGCATTGACCAGCAGTCAACTTCGAACTGCACCAAATAGTGGAGTAGTTTAAAATATGGCAAAGCGAATTCGCTCAGAAGATTTCCTACCTGAAATCTTTCAAACCCCAGCAAACAAGCAACTTCTAAGAAGTACTCTTGACCAACTTACACAAAACCCTAAACTTAAACCAACTGAAGGTTATATAGGACGTAAAATTGGCCCTGGTGTGACAGCGAGTGACAACTATGTTCTTGAGCCATCTCAAACCCGTACTGATTATCAATTAGAACCAGGTATAGTACAACTTAAACCTGATACCAGCACTGTGGAAAATGCAATTACCTATCCTGGTATTATTGACAGTTTAAACATGCAAGGTGCAAACACAATTCGACACGATAGATTGTTTGATAGTGAGCATTATAGTTTTGATCCAATGATTGATTACGATAAGTTTATAAATTTTGGACAATACTATTGGATACCAGCAGGTCCAAATAGTGTAGATGTTTTTGCAAGTACTATTCCAACTTCTGACAACTATGATGTAACCTATTCAGATGGTGGATATAAATTTAGTGGTGTTAGTGGCACTCTTCCTACAATCACTCTTGTAAGAGAAGGAAACTATACCTTTGATGTAAATGCAAGTGGACGTAATTTTTGGATACAGAGCGTTCCGGGAACCAGTGGAGTGTTACCACAACAGACCAATCAAAGTTCACGTGAAGTGCTTGGTGTGCTTAACAATGGAGATGATGTTGGTACAGTAACTTTTAATGTTCCAGCCAAGACTGCACAGAATTTTTTCTTTAATCTTGCTGACATAGGTTCTACTGACCTAGTTGAAGATACACTTCAGTTTAATCAAATTAACAATAGATATGTTGATGTGTTCTTAGAAGAGCACGGGGGTATTGATGGTATAACTGATTTACAAGATCGTACCTTGATTTTTAATACAACCACAGATCAAGGATGGGAAGACGAAGAACCATTTTCTAGTGAAGGGTTTGATACCACTGCATTTAGTGATTCTGGAGCTATTGCTACTGACGCCGAGCGGTATGTACAATGGCGTATAAATTACAACTATGATGATCCTCTTCGTCCGTTTATGGAACTTACAAAGGTTCAAAGCATTGCAAATCTTAGCAAAACAAGAATAGAATACGGTACAGAGTATTCTGGCAGTACGATGTACAAAACCGCTGAAGGTATATTTGCACGTCAACCATTGATTACCGCTAATCTTGATATACTCTATTATCAGGATGGAAGTGATGAAACCAATTTTGGTGTGATCAGAGTGGTTGATCAAATAAATGCTTCTGATTTGAATATTGCAGACATACTTGGAAAACCTAATTATACATCACCTAATGGTGTGGTTTTTACAAATGGTCTAAAAGTAAACTTTATTGGAAATGTTGTTCCTGCAAGTTATGCAAACGTAGAATACTATATAGAAGGTGTTGGTACTGCAATTGAATTTGTAAAAGTTACTGATTTAGTTACTCCTGAAACCTACACCAAATCAGCTACAGTACCATTTGATAGCACTTCGTTCGACGAAGGCGGTTTTGATGCAACTGCTGATGCTCCTCTTGAACAAGATTACATGACTATTAACAGAGCCAGTATTGATATCAATGCATGGAGTAGATCAAATAGATGGTTTCATATTGATGTTTTAACTGCGACTGCCCAGTATAACAATACAGTATTAACACTTGATAACAACGCAAGAGCAAAACGTCCAATTATTGAATTTAGAAAAAGTTTAAAACTTTTTAATTTTGGTACATTGGCTACACTGCCAGTTGATATTATAGACTTGACTGAGACTGATGCTTTCAGCAACATCAATGGTACTGCTGGTTATATAGTTGACGGATATACTCTAATAGAGGGTTCAAGAATTATCTTTAATGCAGATCTTGACCCAGAAGTAAGAAATAAAATTTATACAGTTGCATTTGTTGATGTGGGTGCAGGTCCAGTGATTGACTTACAACCAGCAAGTTTAACTGAACCAGACATTGCAACAAATACCACAGTGGTTATACGCTCTGGTGTAACTCTTCAAGGCAAATCATATTGGTATAATGGAACAACTTGGGTATCTGCTCAACAAAAGACCAGTACAAACCAAGCACCATTATTTGACGTATTTGATGCAAGTGGATACAGCTTCAGTGATACCAATGTGTATCCTTCATCTACGTTTGTTGGAACAAAACTTTTTAGTTATGCAATTGGAACAGGAGCAACAGATAGTATAATTGAACAACCTCTAAAGTATCTTACTATCAACAATGTAGGAGATATTGTATTTGACAACAATCTCTACGCAGATACTTTTGTCTATGTTTCTGGAACAACCAGCATTACTGAAAATATAAGCAAAGGTACTATTAGACAGTACAATACAATTGATAGTTTTACTAAATTTCTTGGGTGGCAAACAAGTTTTACAACCACTGTTCAACGTCAAAGTTTTAGTTTTGATTTTGATGGTGGTCCATTGGTACTAGATATAGAAGTAATTGATGATCTAAGTCAAATACCAGTAAAATTATATGTTGAAGGACAGTTTGTGCTCTCTAGCACCTATTCCTATACAACAAATAGTGCTGGTGTAACTGAAATTACTTTCAATGCAAATGTAGTTGGTCAGCCAGCAACTGTTCCTCCGATTGGAAGCATAATTGAAGCACAAGTTTTAAGCAATAGTGCAAGTAGTGTAGCATTTTATACCATTCCAGACAATCTAGAATCCAATGCACTTAATGAAAACAGCAATAGTTTTACATTAGGAACTCTAAGAACACACTATGAAACCATATGTCAAAATTTAGAAAACTTTGCAGGAAAAATACACGGAGCAAACAATGTTCGAGATCTTGGCAATGTGGTGCCGTACGGTGATTTAATATTACAACAAAGTGCACCTTTAACACTTACTACTCCTTTTATCAATGAAAGAAGTGTTGATTATTTTAGAGCTCTTGAATTTAACTCCTCAGAGTATAATAAAACAAAAAATAAAATTCTTGATTATGTTGCCAACAATGATTGGGAAAACAAAACTGCGGCTCAAATTTTAGATGAAACGTTGCTTGCAATTAATGCAGGAAAAACATCCTCTTCTCCATTTTATTGGACTGATGCAATCCCAAGCGGAACAGTTTTAGAAACTACAACATATACTATAACACCAATCACAACTAATGTTTTTGACACACTATACAATTATAACTTTACTACGGCAAATTATCAAGGTTTGTTGGTTTATTATATTCCTGTTACAACAGGAGTTGAGACACAATTAATAGGTGACGGTCATGAATATACTGTTGCTACAGATGGTCCAAGAATTACTATCGATAGTTCCATAACACTATCGATCGGTGATAAGATAATCATACGTGAGTACAAAGCAACCTATGGAAGTTACATACCTGCAACTCCTAGTATGCTAGGTTTATATCAGGTATACATGCCAAAAGAGTTTTTAGATAATACCTACGTCACTCCTACAAATGTAATTCAAGGACATGATGGTAGTATCACTGTTGCTTTTCCTGAAGGTGATTACAGAAACAGTGTACTTTTAGAATTTGAAAAAAGATGCTATAACAATATCAAACTTACTGCTGAAGAAAAATACAATCCTGCAATTCAGTCATTTGATGTTATTCCAGGACAGTTTAGAACCACTGATTATACATTAACTGAGATCAATAATATACTGAATGTAAGTTTTCTAACCTGGGCTGGTGCCAACAGAGTTCCATACAAAGTACAAACCTATGATGCAGATAACGGTTTTACCTGGAACTATAGTCAAAGTGCCAACAGACTTGACGGTAAACCATTGATTGGCTTTTGGCGTGGAATCTATTTTAATCTCTACGATACAGATAGTCCTGACACACGACCATGGGAAATGGTTGGTTTAAGTGAAAAGCCAACATGGTGGGAAACACGCTATGGTCCTGCTCCGTATACCAGTGGAAACACTGTTTTATGGCAAGACATGGCAGACGGCAAAATCACCTATCCAACTGGTGATGTAATAAAAACACAATTTGTTCGTCCGCAGTTATTAGATTGTTTACCAACTGATTCTCAAGGTAATCTAGTTGATCCAATGCAAAGCATTGTTGGAAGCTACGATGTTAATAGTTTTAAAAAATCATGGGTAGCTGGCGATTATGGTCCTACGCAAACTGCTTGGAGAAGAAGCAGCTATTATCCTTTTGCAATACAGAGATTGCTGGCTTTAACCATGCCAGCAAAGTATTTTAGTTTATATGCTGATGTGGACTTATACAAATACAACACTGATTTCAATCAATATCTTTACAATGATAGATATCGCATAGACGCTTCGACTGTTGAAGTTTATGGCAATGGAACTGCAAAACACAGTTTTATAAATTTTGTAGTTGATTATAATAGATTGACAGGAGTTGATAGTACAACTCTAGTAAAAACAAAGTTAGAAAATCTTGATATACGTTTGTGTTATAGAATGGCTGCCTTCAGCGACAAGAGCTACTTGAAAATATTTTCTGAGAAATCCTCACCAAATAGTCTAAACAGTAGTTTGCTATTACCTGATGAAAGTTACCAACTATTTTTGTACAAAAATCCAAGTCTTAGTGAAATACAGTTTTCAAGTGTTATAGTGCAAAGAACCAATACAGGGTGGACAGTGGCTGGTTATTCTACTAACAAACCATACTTCAATATTCTTAGAAGCACGGTTGCTGGAAATTTTAGTACATTTACTGTAAACGGTAACACTTTTAGAGTACCAGAAACATTCACAGATCAGGTAGTACAGGTTCCTTATGGTTATGAGTTTACCAGTTCAAGTGCAGTGGTAGATTTCTTGGTTAGTTACGGTGAACTGCTCACTCGTCAAGGAATGACATTTGATTCTACTGAGAATGAAGTAATTGTAAATTGGACACAAATGGCTCAGGAGTTTATCTATTGGGTTGGACAAAGTTGGACAGTAGGAAGTGTAATCAATTTAAATCCAGCAGCAAACGTTCTAAAGCTAGAAAAAGATTTTACTGTTGTTGAAAGTCTAACAAGTGAAAATGTAAATGATGTAATATTGAATCAAAATTTTAGAACAATGTTGGTGCAAGATTATGCAGTTGAACGCTTAGGAAATGAACTTAAACTTGTAGGATTAAACAACAATACTTTCAGTTACCTCCAGGCAAGATTTACATCATATGAACACATAATTGTGTTCGATAACACAAGTATTTTTAATGATTTGATTTATCAACCAGTTACTGGTGCAAGACAAAACCGTTTGCTTATAAATGGTTACACAGTATTTGAATGGAATGGCACATTAGATGCACAGGGTTTTATCCTAAATCAAGATAATATCAAACCATGGGAACCAAATGTTCCTTACACCAAAGGACAGATTGTAGAATATAAAAACGCTTACTGGAGTGCTACTACGCTTTTACCACCAAGTGAGACCTTTGTATTTTCAAACTGGATAAAAAGTGACTACGATAGAATACAAACTGGTTTACTTCCTAACCTAGCAACAAAAGCAGATGAATTACAAGACAATTATAATATTCACACTGCAAATCTAGAAGGAGATTCCACGCTTTTGGGATTAGGACTTATTGGATTCCGTCCAAGACAGTATATGCAAAACCTCAATCTTGATGATATTTCACAAGTTGGTTTGTATGCTAGTTTTCTTGGCACAAAAGGCACAATTCGAGCAGCCGAAATATTTACAAATGCGTATCTTGGAAAAGAAGTTGCTGAATACGATATCTATGAAAACTGGGCAATTCAAAGAGCAATCTATGGAGCCAATGCTAATAGAAGTTACTTTGAACTTGAACTAGATGAAAGTAAACTTCTAAGTAATCCAAGTACTATTGCAGTGGTTGAACCATTGTCTGTTTCAACTGCTGATCAAACTGTTTTAATTGCTGATATTTACAAGCAAAGCTACAAAATCTCAACTACAAATATTTTACCAACTGTTGACGGGATTGCTGAAGATGTCGGCTTGCCAAGTGCAGGTTATGTAAACTATGATGATGTTGATATCAAAGTTTTTGACTTCGATGATCTAACCAATGTTATTAACAATCTTGACAATATAGTTGTTGGAACAAATATTTGGGTAGCAAAAGCAAACAGCTACGACTGGAATATTTACAGAGTAAATCTTGTAAATTCTACGCTTACCACAGTGGTGGACAATCTAAACACAACTTGTACTTTTACATTTGATGTTCCGCATGGTTTAATTGTTGGACAAAGATTGATAATCAAATTTTTCAATACAGATGTTGATGGTGCTTACATAGTACAAACAGTTCCTGGAGTTAAAACACTCACAGTGAATCTCAGCTTGCCGGGTGATATTACAACAATTACAAATGGTGATGGTAGAGCTTTTACACTTGAAAGCGTAAGAGTTGCTCAACCTAGTGATATTGCAAGTTTAAGTTTTAGCACCAGTTTAACCACAAACAATCAAGTGTGGGTAGACAATAACGGCAATGACAATTGGACAGTATTACAAAAACAGAATCCATTTGGAACATCAGGCGAAATACAAGCAACAGTTCCAGTATTAAATGATTTATTTGGAACCTCTTTAGCACAAGGATTAAACAACCAAGGATTAATTGTTGGAGCAACAGGATATGCAAGTGGCGTTGGTGCAATTTATGCATACAACAAGTTAGAAGACGGTTCAACAATCAATGGTGCTACCTATGTACAACAAAGCATACTAACACCAGATGCATCTTTGTCATTCTCAGGTTTTGGCTTTAGTTCAGATGTAGGTAACAATCAATGGGCAATTGTTGGTGCACCTGAATCAGATTCTGATAAAGGTTACGCAACTGCTATTCTAAGAGATACAACAAATGAAACTTATTCGCTTTACCAAAATTTCAATACTCTTACAAACGATGCTGATAAGTTTGGTTATAGTGTAGCAATCAGTGCTGACGAACGTTGGATGTACATTAGTGCTCCTGCTGATAACAAGATTTACGCCTACAACAAAGTAGATGTCCAAGATCAAAGTTTAACATTTACAGGAGATGGAGCAACTTCTTCATTTAATATTTCGCCAACTATACAGTTAGATTCAAATGTTTCAATTGCTCAAACACAGATTACTGTTACTGTCAACGGGCTATCCAAAACTGTGGTTTCAGACTTTACTGTTTCTGAGACTGCCGGAATACAAATAGTCAATTTTGTTTCAATACCAAATGAAAATGATGTTATTGTTATTACTCGTACACAGAGTGTAACATACAATCCAACAGTTTCAACAACTAACTTTAGTTTTAGTACATTGTTCACTGCTAGTGACATATATTCAATGACTGTGATCAATGACGGTAAACTATTGCGTCCGTTCTTTGATTATTCGGTTGTAGGGACAGATATTGTATTAGGATCAGCTATAAGTACCGGTTCACTTACTATTAATGCAAAAACCTATTGGGATTTTGTTAATAGTTTCACTGCAAGTGGTCTTGGGGCTACTGATCAGTATGGTTACAGTGTATCAACAACCACAGATGGCAGACAAATTATAATTGGTACTCCAGATGCAACTATTGGAACAAATACTTTTGCTGGCGAAAGTTATATTGTTGATAGAAGTGTAGAAAGGTTTCAAGTTACCAACGCCGCTACAGTTTCTTACACAACCAGCATTGTTCCTACTGCTCCAGTTACAGTGAAACTTAACGGAACATTCTTAATTCCAACTGGAAATGCAAACAATCCACAATTTAGTGTTGCTGGAAGTGTAATAACTATCGGAACAACACTTAATCCAGTCACACTTCAAGTTGGTGATATAATTGAAATTGAAACAAATACCTTTAGTACATTACAAAGTTTCAATAGTGCTTTAAACGGTGAAAACTATTATTTTGGTAGAGCAGTTGATATGTGTTCAACCAATTGCAGTGCATACATCAGTATGCCACATGATAGTGCAGTCGCTGTTGAACAAGGTAGTGTAGAGCGTTGGATAAATCAAAGCAGACTGTTTGGAACTATTACCGGTACTGTGTCTAATCCTGTGCTTAGTGCCGCAGACAGTATTAGAATTAACAATTATTATGTTACTCTTACAGGAACAACTGTTGCTAGTTTAGTTACTGATATTACAAATGCAGATATTCCAAATATTTCTGCTGCCAGTGTAGACGGTGCGTTACAAATAACATTAATAGACATCGAAGCCGCAGAACAATTTATTAAATTAGAAGTTGCACCGGGTACAGGAACTGCATTTAGTGATTTAGGACTGAAACCTTGGGTGTATGCTCAAACCATTATTCCGCCTGTTGTACAAGCATATGGACATTTTGGCACAAGTATCAATATAAGCGATGACGCACTTACACTGGTAGTTGGTGCTCCAGGTGCAACTGCATTTTTACCAACCACTTTTGATACATCAACAACAATATTTGATGCAGGCTCAACAAATCTTGCAGACCCATTACCAGAATCTGGTGTTGCTTATACCTACGATTATTTAAATTCTGCATCTCCGAGTACAACCAATCCAGGCAAGTTTGTTTACGGACAACAAATTTATGATACTAGTATTACTAGCCTTGACAGATTTGGAAGCAGTGTTAATTATGTGGACGGTGTTCTACTTGTTGGAGCACCAAATGATGACCTTGGAGATAGCACAGGTGATTATGGCAGAGTAATTGAATTATTGAATGCAGATAATGAACTAAGTTGGAAAGCAAGATATACCGAAACGCCAGTTGTCAATTCTGCCTTGTTAAACAGTGTGTTTACATACAATAAAATTTCTAATAGCATTACATCTTATTTAGATTTTATAGATCCACTACAAGGCAAGATACTTGGAGCAGCACGTGCTAATATAGATTACACTGGTGGTGTTGATCCGGCATCTTATAACACAGGTACGGTGAACAATTTTGGAAGTATGTGGAGAGAAGAACACCTTGGAGAAATTTGGTGGGATCTAAGCACAGTCAGATTCATCGATTACCATCAAGATGATATACAATTTAAAGCAAGACGTTGGGGACAGTTGTTTGACGGTTCAAGTGTAGATATATATCAATGGACTGAAAACACAGTGCCGCCTGCAAGCTATACAGGTCCTGGAACTGTTTATACCACAAGCAGTTATACTACTATAACCTACTTGGATAGTGCTGGAACCTTTGTTACAAAATATTTTTACTGGGTTAAAGGACTCACAGCAATAAGTCCAAACAAAACACTCAGCTCAACTGGTATTGAACAGTATATTGTTAACCCACGTGCAAGTGGCATAGCCTATGCGGCGGCAATTGCTACAAATGAAATTACACTTTATAACTGTAGAAACTTAATAAGTTCTACTGATACAATATTGCACGTAGAATTTGATAAAATTGCCAATGATGATAATGTACACAGCGAATATGATATCGTCACTGATGGAGACGAAAACAGCTTTCTCGGCGGGCAGTTATATAGAAAAATGCTAGATAGCTTTTGTGGAGCAGACACTGTGGGGAATCTTGTTCCAGATCCCACGCTTAGTATTGCTGATAGATATGGCGTAAGTTTTAGACCAAGACAAAGCATGTTCATTGATAGATTTCTTGCATTAAAAAATTATATGACGAGAGCAAATGCTATCATGAAGTTGTATACTATTTCAGAAAGCAAGAGTTTTACACTATTAAACAGTGACGAGCCTGAACCAACTGCGGCAAGTGGATTATGGGATAAGCGAGTACTAACCTATGCCGAGCTAACCTACCAAGATCTAGCACAGGTAGCAATTGGATATAGATATCTAGTAGCAAGTGATGTTAACAACGAAGGGTTGTGGTCAATTTACACAGTTCAAGCAGATAGAACTCTTTTACTTACTCGTGTACAAAGCTATAAAACAAATCTCTACTGGAGTTACGTAGATTGGTTTGGACTTAATGCCGATGGCTCCTTTTATTCAAGTGCTAATGCTCCTGCATATGAAGTACAGGTTTACAGTGAATTACTTGCTCTAAGTAATGTACAAAATGGTGAATGGGCAACTGTAACTGCGAATAGCAATGGAAAAACAGAAGTATATCAGTATAGCACAACATCAGGTGAATGGACAAGAGTTTATTTAGAAGATGGAACAATAGCAATTGACAGCACAATTTGGGATTATACAATTGAAAATCCCATTGCTGGTGAAGAGCCAATCACTGAAACAAGACAAATACTTCAAGCTCTGAATACTCAAATATTTGTAAGCGATTTATTATTAAGACGCAACGAACTTTTAATTCTTACTTTTGAATTTATTATGAGCGAGCAAGCAGCTCCAAACTGGTTATTCAAGACCAGTTTAATTGATGTAAATCACAAAATACGTGACTTGATAGAGTATCCAATTTTTAGAAGAGATAATCAAGACTTTGTTGAAGATTATATCAAAGAAGTAAAACCATATCATGTTCAGATAAGAGAATTCAATTTAAGATACGAAGGTGAAGATACCTATAACGGAAGTGTCACTGACTTTGACCTGCCTGCGTATTACGATAGTGCTCTACAACAGTTTGTATCTCCTATACTAGATGATAGTGAAAATCCACAATCTTTAAGTGCAGTACCAAGCACGTCTGCTTTGTGGACAACTTTTCCATGGAGTCAATGGTATCAAAACTATCTATTAATAGTTACAGGTGCCACAGTTGTAACCGGCGGTTCTGGTTACACAGTCGCACCACAGGTAATTGTAACAGGTGATGCTACCACACAGGCAACCATGACTGCAACTGTAAACACCGCCGGAGTGGTGACTGCTATCAATGTGATTACTCCAGGTAGTGGTTATACTACCACTCCAACTATTACTATATCAGGTGGTAACGGTACTGGAGCAACCGCAATAACAGTTTTAGCACCACAACAGGTACGTGATTTTACAACCACTATTGCTTATAACAGAATTACATATTCAAGTACAGTCATTGATTGGACTGCAAATACTGCATTCACCACAGGACAATTAGTGCGTTACCCGGTTCCAACTGTAGGTGTAGTCAATGTTGCTGAACCTAAAGTTTATAGTGTAAACACAAACTTTACTTCAACAGATGAATTTGATCCAGACAATTATACTGTGGTTGACCCTAACACACTTGATGCGGCAGACAGAACAATTGGATTGTACAATCCAGGGCCAAACGAACCTGGACGTGAGTTAGCACAGGTCATGACTGGTATTGACTATCCTGGTGTACAAGTTGATGCTCCAGACTTTGATCAAAATAGCGGATTTGATATTGGTAACTATGATATCAATCCTTTTGATAATATCAGTTTTGGTGCGTCTGGGTCAGCAACATACGATGAAGGAATACTAGATGTCATATATGAAAGTTCATTTTCTGATACCTATTTAGGAACAAGAGCAACTGACATAAACGTAGAAGGTGGGGGATTTATCGACACCTATAGTTCACATGCTCCTGAAGAACTGGTTCCTGGAAGCGAATTTGATACATTAGATTTAAAAGTTTTTACTCGTCCCGGCAGTGACTGGAGTAACAATGGACATGGATTTGAAATAAAAAGTCGTAGTGGTACCTTTACTGCGACCGGAGTTACAATTAGTTTTCTTAATCTAATTCAACATCCTATAAGTGTAAATGTAATCAATCTATCAACTAGACAGGTACTTCCACCATCAGCAACCTCTATCAATTGGGTTGCTAAGACTGTAAGTGTGAGTGCAACTGCAAATGCAAGTGCAGGTGATACTATCAGAGTTGAAGTATATGGACTAGGTGGAGGTTCACAACTTTACAAGGAAAGTTTTGTTGGAAGTTTGATCACAAATAGTAGACAGATAATACCAGTTGCATTTACAGAAATTAACCAAATGGTTGTTTTTATAAATGGCATCGAAAATACTGATTACACCTTTGCCGCAAGTGGAAGTTTTGCAACTGAAGTTACTTTTGGAAGTCAACCTACTGACACACAATGGGTAACAATTGTTGCTCTTGGGGCAACAACTCCAATTCAATATAGTTGGAGCACAGAGGTAAATGATTATTTTAACTATGATGGTAGTAGCACACAGTATCCATTGAGTGCAAGTTTACAAGGAACAAACGTTGCAAACATGGTTGTTGATAGAGATGGCTTTAGATTGCGTCCACCAGAAGGAATTGAGTATACCGGAGATGGTTCCAGTCTTGGACCATATTACTTGAGTACCACTGCAAAAACAAATCAGGCATTGATCAGCACTGCTGATTTATTGGTATATGTTGACAATGTAAAACAAAATGTGTCTGTTAATTGGACACTCAGCACCTGGGATGGAAGCAGTGATAGATATATCGAATTCAATAGTCAAAGTTTACCACCTGCAGGTTCTCGAATAGAAATTTATACAACTACTGAATCTGACTACACAATAGTTAACACAAGTGATATTAATTTACGAGTGAGTGCTGCTTTTGATGCACTTTTTGATGTTACTACGTACAATGATACTTCACAACAGAATATAATGACCAAGGTTTACGTTGGGCCTACAACTGAAGGAGTAACAACCGGTGTTGCCTATGATGAGGATGCTTATGATGCAAGCACTTTTGACGAAACAATTGGGTCTACAATTGAAACAAACAATTTTGCACTAGGAAGACTGGTTACTGAGCCACAAAGAATGTTGGTAACTCTAAATGGACAATATTTACAACCAAGTATAGATTTTACAGTATCAACTGGAAGTGATAACCTAAGCACTCTTTCACTTAATTTAAGTATTTTAAATGCGGCAGATGTTTTGGCGGTAACAATGTTTACTAACAGTGTTGTTCCCAACAGTCTTAACTTCCGTATTTTTCAGGATATGCTTGGTAACCAAAAACTTCTAAGATTCAACTCAACTAACACCACTGAATTAAGTCAATCAGTTGCAATAACAGATGATATTATTTTTGTCAATGATGTAACAAAACTCAGTGAGCCTAATCTTACACAAGGAATTTTTGGACAACTTATCGTAGGTGGAGAAAGAATAACTTACAGATCTAGAAATACAGGAAACAATAGTGTAAGCGGACTTAGACGAGGCACCGCCGGCACAGGAGTATACCAACACAGTATTGGTGCAACTGTTAGTGATGTTGGTGCTGGACAACAACTTCCTAGTCGTTATCAAGAAGTAACAACTACCGACAAAACAAATGTTGGTGATGGTTCAACAAAGGTTTTTGAAACATCTATTGTAATTCCGACACTTATCGACAGTACAGAAATTACAGATGCAATCACAGTCACAGTAGGTGGTACACTATTAGTACCAGAAACTGATTATACAGTCACAGAAGTTAACCCAACGAGCACAGAAGTGACGCTTGTAACTGCTCCAGCAAGTGGAGTTGAGGTTTATTTTAGCCAAGTTACTGCAAATGTAATGTATGCTCAAGGCACGAATACTGCCAGCAATGGAGTTGCATTACAAGATCAAACAACACCAGCCGCTCTATTTTTGAAAGACTAGGTAATTTATTAAGGTAAATACAGCATGGAACAAGAAAATGCAAATGAGGAATCAGTGACAGAACCAGTTGAGGATGTTCGTCCAAATGAAAATGGACAAATTGCTATTAGTGGTCATATCAAAATTTTTGATCCCAACAGTGGCGAAGTTATTGTTGATAAACGCAATGCTATTCATTATGAAAATATCAGTGAAGCATTAGCAAACAGTCTTGCAAATAAAGCAGTTGGCCAAATTTACAGCATGGCATTTGGAAATGGCGGCAGTAGTGTTGATACCACTGGAGTAATTACTTACTTGCCTCCAAATACAACTGGTCAAAATGCCAATCTTTACAATCCAACATATTCAAAAGTTGTTGATGACAATAGTGCAAGCAATACAGATACAACAAGAAACAAACTCACAGTAACGCACACAACTGGAAAAGTATATTCTGACATACTTGTAAGTTGTTTATTAGATTATGGAGAGCCTTCAGGACAACAGGCTTTTGATAATTCAACAGATTTCAATGGTGATTATGTTTTTGACGAATTGGGTTTAAAAACTTGGAATGGAAGTGCAACCGACTTAAGACTGATAACACATGTGATTTTTCATCCAGTACAGAAAAGTTTAAACAGACAAATACAGATTGATTATACTGTTCGTATACAGACATTAACCAATCTTAGTTCAACATAAATACAGGTATATTGTAAAAATAATAAATACACTTGTAGTAAACGGAGTAAAACAAAATGGCATATACCATTAACCTGACAGATGGTACAATATTTGCAGTAGTTGCAGACGGTACAATCAATACAGATTCAAGTCAAACGCTAGTTGGAAAAAACTATGCTGGCTATGGAGAGTTCTTAGACGAGAACTTTATTAGACTTCTTGAAAATGCGGCCAACACCAGTGCACCTGGTGCACCATTAACAGGTCAGCTTTGGTATGATAAAACAAATAACGTAATTAAAGTATACAACGGAACACTATTTAAATCAATTTCTGGAGCAATAAGCTCAGCAAGTCAACCAACTTCAAATGTAGCAGGTGATTTATGGTTTGATTCAACAAACGGCCAATTAAAAGTCTATGATGGATCAAGTTTTATAACAGTTGGTCCTGCAAGCACAAGTGGACAAGGAACATCAGGTGCAATAGTAGCAACAATTGCTGATACTCTTGCAACCGACCATGTTATAGTACAGATGTACGTGAACAATGTAATAGTTTCAATATTCTCAAAAGATGCTACCTTTACTCCAGCAGCAGCTATAAGCGGATTTGCAACCATTGGTCCAGGTTTGAACATGAGTACAACAGTGTCAAATGCAGTATTCAACGGAACTGCAACAAATGCAGATACACTTGACTCATTAAACTCAACATCATTTATGAGATCAGATGCAGCCACAAGCAACGACACCAGTATAAGTGTTTTATCAGATACAGGTTTGTACGTCGGTGGCGACAGTGACGGTCATATCAGTGTAAGCGGGACAGATGTAAGAATTGACAACGACACCCAAGACGGTGATTTAATTTTCCGTGTTAATGATGGTGGTGTAGTAACTACTGCAATGACAATTGATGGTGCTACGTCAGTTGTAAATATCAACACAAGTGCAGTAGCAACAGGCAACGTAACAGGTGGAAATATAGTAACTGCAGGACAAGTAACTGCAACTGGTAATATTACTGGTGGTAACTTAATTACCAGTGGAACTTTTAGCAGTGCAAGTGTTACTGCAACTGGTAACATTACTGGTGGAAATTTGGTTACTGCAGGAAGCATAACCGACGGTGCAATGACCATTGATAATGGATCAATCACAGGAGGTGTTGCCGCAACATTCAGTGGTGCAGTATCAGGTGGCACATTAACAGACGGTACTATCAGTATCAATTCTGGTGCAATTACATCAGGTGTATCAGCCGCATTTAGTGGAACAGTATCAGTTAACTCAGCAGATGGTGTAACTGCTATTGTGAACAGTGGAACTGACGGTGTAGGAAACATTGGTGCAAGCGGTGCTAGTTTTAATACAGTATTTGCTCTTGCAACATCAGCACAATATGCTGATATGGCAGAACGCTTTCATGCAGATGCAGAATACTCAGCAGGAACAGTTGTTGAACTAGGTGGAATAAATGAAGTTACAATTTGTAAAGAAGAATTAAGCAATAGTGTATTTGGAGTTGTTTCAACAAAGGCAGCTTATTTAATGAATGGTGGAGCAGGTACAAACGCTACACATCCACCAATAGCAATGACAGGAAGAGTTCCTGTAAATGTTATGGGATTTGTCGCTAAAGGCGACAGACTAGTAAGTGCTGGAAACGGATATGCTAGAGCAGCAACTTTAGATGAGACAACAGCTTTTAATGTTATTGGACGTGCATTAGAAAGTAAAACAGACGAAGGTAACGGGTCTGTAGAAGCTATTGTTAAAATAGCTTAAGAATTATAAATATGATTATAACGCACTTGAGATTAAAAGGAAATAAAAAGAAATGACATACTCTTTCGGAAACACTATCTTAGACGATGACTACAACGGATTTAAAGATAGTGTAAATACAATGTGGAGTACTGGTAGCGGAGATGCTGGATACGGGCAGACGGCAATTAGTGCTGTTAGTGCTGGCTCAACCATATCAGCAACACAATGGGCAAGTTTACTCAATCCAATAAGCAGTGCAGCATCTCATCAAGGGTCAAGCATTACTGCAATTACTAATCCAAGTGCAGGCGGTACAATTTCTGCATTTACGGCACTAAGTTCCAATGTAAGTGCCGTAACAGGTAGTACCAGACATAATGCAGCGGCTTCTGGTTCAGATAGTAGTGCAACCACAACCACAACAAGTGCATGGAGCACAAGTGCTACAACTACAAAAACCATAACATTTGCAAGTGCCAATCAATATCGTTACTTCTTTAATGCTGGTGGAATGATAAGAATGAGTTGGGCACGTAGTGGTGGTAGTTCTACAGACCAAAACACATCATGGACAAATATGCTTAGTGTTGCTGGTACAATTGTACTAACAGGTATAGGTGCGAGTAAAAATATTGCTGGTGTTGCATACACAGGCACAACAAAAATTGGTGGTGGTGGAAACACACCTGTGACATTAGCAACAGGTACAGGTGCTGAAGATCTTGGCAGTTCAGTTACAATTTTTAAGCAGTTGAATAACTCTTATCTTTATACCAGTAACTTTATTCAGGTAGATGCATCCAGATCATCCAATACTATTTCATTTGCAGTTACACTTTCTGATAACGATAGCACTCCTGGAACAGATCAGGTTGATGGCACACTCACAATGACAACAGTGATACGTCAACCATCAACAACATATCTGTCTAACAGTTGGGGAACAGTTTCACAAAACAGTGCATCGTGGTCATTGACATAAAAAATTAACCATACAAGAGTTTGCATACTAATTACGTGTATGCAAACTGATCAACTTTCTCAAAACATTAAAACTCGATTCGACCATCAACAAGCAAGAACTATTCTGCGTGAAACCTATCAAGCCAAGATGATTTTTGCACACAATGGTGGTATGTGGCGTGCATCACCAGAACTGATTGTGTTATGCAATTCGTGCGAAGGTACTGTAGTAATTGAAGATATATACAATACGCCAGTTAGTGTTGATAGCAATGAACTATGCTCCTTAGCAAAACAACGCTGGCAGGAACAAATGAATGCTTGGCAAGCAGAATACCAAGAAATTTCAAAAAACAGATGACTGTTGGTGCTATAGTTTTTGCATTTGATAGTGAGATACCATATTCAAAACTAGCAATAGTGTGTGCAAGCCGTATTAAAAAGTACCTCGATATACCAGTTACACTTATAACTGATAAGTCAGTTGATACAGACATTTTTGACCAACAGATAATTGTAGCAAAAGGCCAAGATACTAATAGACGTTTTTTTATTGACAGAGATAAAAATACAACTTGGTTTAATTTTGGTAGACACCTGGCTATGGAACTTTCTCCATATAAAAGAACACTGTTGATTGATAGTGATTATATGGTTAACGGCTCAACTCTATTACCTCTACTCGCAAGCTCACAACCATTATTATGCCACAAACAAGTAAGAAGTATACATCAAGCTGAACCAAGACTCGATAAATTTGGAACAAAAAACACCAACATGTGGTGGGCTACTGTTGTTATATTTGACAAAACTGAAAAATTTACACAGGATGTATTTGAGGTATGGAAAATGGTCGAAGAAAATTACAAACATTACAGTGATCTTTTTGGCTTCAGATGCAATCAATTTCGCAATGACTATGCCTTGAGTATAGCTCTGCTTCTTGTTAATGGAAACCTTGAACCAAAACAATGCGAAATTCCCTGGCCTTTACTAAATGTTGATACTGAACTTAAAGTAGATAATATCAATGATACCTGGTGGATCAATTATTCAGTTAAAAATAAAAACAAAAAAATAAGTGTAAAAAATCACGATCTACATATCATGTGTAAAAGTTATCTGGAGAGGATTTATGAAATATAAAGCTGACAAAGGATATTTAATAGTGGCTGGCAACCACAAGGATGTAGACTATCTCAGCTGTGCAGTGACATTAGCAAAAAGTATAAAGTATTGGCATCCTCATAGTAAAATATGTTTGTTAACCGATAACGAAGATTATCAAAATAACCTATTTGATTATGTAGTAGGATTTCCGTATGGTAATACCGGAGGATGGACCACAGATTGGCAGGTATTTCATGCATCACCTTTCCATGAAACTATAAAACTTGAGTCTGATATGGTACTAAGTGGATCAATCGATCATTGGTGGACACTATTCCGTAATAAAAAAGTTTGGATATCAACTGGATGCAAAAACTTTCACGGAGAAGTTGCAAAAAGCAGGAGGTACAGAAAAATATTTGACAAAAACAACCTGCCAGATGTTTATAATGCAATAACCTACTGGAGAATGAGTAAAGAAGCACAAGTTTTCTTTAAAAATGTAAAACAGATTTTTACGGAATGGGAAACTGTGAAGACTATTATTCAAGGAGCACAAGATGAACTACCAAATACTGATCTAGTGTATGCACTGTGTGCTGAAAAATTTATAACACCAGGAATTGGCCCCCAGATTGTTCATATGAAACCTTCAATCAATGGAACCAGTGCTGAAGACTGGAGCAAAGAACTGGTTTGGGAAATAGTTGATGGCGTACTACGTATAAACGGACACAATCAAACAGGCCTTGTACACTATCATCAAAAACATCTGGCACAATCATTTGGTAAATGTTATGGATAAAGAAACATTTGCAGTCTTCGAAAAGTTTTTTAATGCTCCAATAAAAAAGGTTGACTATGAGTATAGATTGTACTATAATGAAATTACTGGAGAACCTCTTTTTTATTCTATGGAAAATCATCCAGAAGGAAGTTTTATTATTGTAACACATAAACAGTATACCGAAGGACGCTATGATCTACTAATACGTAACGGCATGATTGAAAGACTCATTGATTCAACCAACTGGTCAAAACTAGTGCCAAGCAAAGATGGTGTTAGTACCAGGCAAGATAATGTTATGATTGTAGATCAAGACGGTCCAGCCAAATGGAAGCTCAAGACTTACTACCTAGATTAGGTAGAAGGAGATAAATTATGAGAAAAATGTTATCAATATTGTTTTTGATACTTTTTATTAGCACCGCAAGTGCAGATAAGACTGTGCCTTCGCCTAAACCACGTCCAGCGACACAACTTCTTCTTAATATTACTGTTCCATGCAGAGAAGATGGTGTTAATTATATAAGCGAAATTGTAAACTACTACAAAGAAGAAGAATTTGCAAGTGGAACTTTTAGTTTCAAACCAATCAATTTAGCTGATTTTCAGGAAGCTGACTTTCTTATGTATGTTTCTAAAGATAGAAAAACATTTAGTATCTTTTCTTTTCAGGACTTTGGTGATAGACAGGTAGCATGTGTGATAATAGGTGGCAACAACTTAGAACCATTTGATGGGAAATATAGAAAATGACAAAAACTGTTGATGTAGCCGACCTTGATTGTATATATCTAAGCTATGATGAACCTCAAAAGGAAGAGTTTTGGATTAAGATACGCAATATGGTACCCTGGGCAAAACGTGTTGATGGAGTAAAAGGTTCTGATGCGGCACACAAAGCCGCCGCTGAAGCAAGTGATACAGAACGTTTTATATTGATTGATGGTGACAATCTGCCTGAAGAAAATTTTTTTAACGAAACAATAGAATACAAAACAGAACAGTACGAACAGGCAGTGTATAGATGGCGTGCAAGAAACGACATCAACGGATTGATGTATGGCAATGGCGGTATCAGTAGTTGGACTAAAACATTTGTAAACAACATGCGTACACACGAAGCAAGTGAAGGAGCAGATGATACTGATGTAGAATTTTGTTTTGATGAACTGTATTGGCCAATGTACAATTGTTATAGTACAACCTATCCAGGTGAAAGTGCAAAACATGCTTTCCGTGCAGGATTTAGAGAAGGTGTAAAGATGTGTCTTGATAGAGGCACAAAGCCAAGTGCAAGCGAATTTAAAGAACGTGTACACAATAGGAACTTGGACCATTTAACAATATGGCACAACGTAGGTTCAGATACAGAACACGGATTGTGGGCAATTGCAGGATCAAGGTTAGGCACATGGAAAACCATGCTCAGTGATTGGGATTACAAACAAGTCCAAGACTTTTCTATACTCGAAAATATGTGGAACGATGTAAAGCACCTTGCTCCGGGTGAACTTGTAACACTAAAAATGGAAGAACTTGCAAGACAATTAGGGTTGCCAATGAATATATATACCCCTATACAAAGTAAATTTTTTAAACATCATTATCGCAGTAACTGGCACAACCAAAGTATTATGACCCGTGAGATTGATGTTATTAGGACACAAGAAGGATGGTAATGTCTAAATTAATTAATAGTCACAATGGGTTTGACCCATTAGAAGAAGTTTGGCTTGGCGGCACATATCCGTCGGAGTTTTATGAGCACCTAGACGGTCCGGTTCGTGATGCATTTCAAACTATTACAGAATGGACAAACGAAGATCTTAATAAGATACACAAGGCTCTTGAAGAACACGGCATTACTGTAGAGAGACCAGAGTATGGATCTATAGATGATTGTATCGATGATAATGGTAATCTATATAAGCCAGTTGTAGCACCGCGGGATGAAACAATTGTTATTGGCAATACAATGTATCATTTGCGTAACAATTTTAAAAAAAATCCTTGGCAAGGTGCTCTAGACAAGTATTATGCCGCAGGCGAAGATATCCAGGAGTTTGGAGAAGGAACGCCCTGGGCTTGTGTTGCTCCACCATGTATGGTTCGTGTAGGCAAGGACATCTATATAGATTACATTTACCACGAGCATGTTTGGGGAATGGTATCTGAACCGTTGGTTGAATTAGCCAAAGACTATCGTGTGCATGTGTCAATGATTGATGGCCACTCGGATTCAGTTTTTTGTCCGGTAAATGAAAGTTTAATTTTAACAACAGAGTATAAAGAAACCTATAATAAAACATTTCCAAACTGGAAAGTTCATCACATTACACACAGCAACCGCGAGAAAGAAGTCAATCTTGCAATTCCGCACGGGTTCCATCGCTGGAATATTAAAGATGACCGCATTGGCGCTAATAATGAGTTTGCTCGTCATGTCGAAGAAAAGGCTCAAGAGTGGGTTGGCGATTGGGAAGAAACTGTTTTTGATGTTAACTTATTAGTACTTGACAATAAGACTATATTTTCGGTTGGTGAGGACGAAGATACTTTTGAATTCTTAGCAAAACAAGGATACAATGTACATGCGTTTGACTTTAGATGTCGTAATTTCTGGGACGCAGGAATGCACTGCTTGACAAATGATATACGCCGCAAGGGAGAATGCCAAGATTATTTTCCAGAGCGTAATGGGCCATATTTAGATTGGCTAGTTGATGACTAAACCAATACTGCCATTCTTAGAAACTATGATTACACAAGTATGTAATCTTAGTTGTGCTGGTTGTACTAATTATAGCGATCTAGATCATAAAGGATATGTTGCTTGGGAAGATGGTAAACAACAACTAGAAAAATGGCTTGAACGCATTGATATTCCTGATTTTGGAATTATGGGCGGAGAGCCATTGATTAATCCGCAATGGCGTCGATGGGTATATGGAGTTAGAGAACTTATGCCTACAAGTCAAATACGTTTTACTACTAACGGACTATTATTACGCAAGTATCCTGATATCATCAATGAGATGATTGAAGTTGGAAATGTTGTGTTTAAAATAACGGCTCATACTAATCACGCAGATGAGTTTATACATAAAACACTTGCTAATCATAATTTTGAAACTGTTAACGAATTTGGAATTACACGCTGGCGAGGAGATAACCAAATTCGATTCCAAGTTAATCGTCCGCAACAATTTATAAAAACATATCGCGGAACTTACCAAAGTATGTTGCCTTACCATTCTAATCCAGTAGAAGCATTTGAGAATTGTTGCCAGCAAACTTGTCCATTATTGCACAAAGGTCGCATATACAAATGTTCAACTTCTGGGTTGTTAGGAGAAACCTTAGAACGATTTAGCAGACCGTTAAACGAATGGCAAGACTACTTGCACGTTGGAATTGGCACTGATAGTACAGAAAAAGATATAAATGCGTTTATTGACAACTTTGGAAAGCCATCGCGAATTTGCGGCCAGTGCCCAAGCAGCGGTACAGGCGTTATCAATCACTTAACAACAGTAAAAGTAAAATGATATTATTAATAAATGATGTTCGTGTATGGGATCCAATGCTAAGAGCGGCGGAGATAGTTAACGAGCTTGAACGCAATGGATCTGTAATAATTGATTTGAATAACGAATCGCCAGCGTTAGAAGAAACAGAACTCCCAACATTCTTTGATTACCTTGAGCAGACTGGTCAAGACCTAAAAGCTATTACGATAATTACTGGCAATCCTTTGGAAACCTATTCTAAAGTAAATATACAGTACAAACCAAAAGCAATGTTTGAGCTAGAGCTCTTTCAAAAGATAGCTGAACAGATTCCTAAGACAAAAAACATATGCTATCATTTTGGCAGTTTAGTAAGTCGTACTACACTGCCCAGACTTGTTCTATCTAGTTTTCTCTATGCTAATCACAGAAATAAAACATTTCAAACATTCCACTACGATCATTCTAGCGACTATCACAAAACACATTTAGAACTTGATCGTCTTGTATACGAATATGGTCCAAACTCAACCGAGTTTGATGAAGCAGCTATGCTACTAAAATCCTCTCCATTACTCAAAGAAGAAATAGAAACTTATCCAATATTACATCCAGAAAATGTAATGACACCGTGTAACTGGTATTCAAATTTTGCTATTGATATTATTTGCGAAACTTGGTATCAAGGAAATAATTTCTTTGTGACAGAAAAATTTTGGCGAGCAGTAGCAACTAAAACACCATTTATTATTCATGGTCCACAAAACCTATTAACTAACTTAAAAAAGTTAGGGTTTAAAACGTTTAGCGATCACTGGGACGAAGGTTATCAGGAAGATCCAACTCCTTATAGCATTGGTGAGATTAAAACTGTGATTGATACTTTGGCAAATAATCCACTTGATGAAATTGGTTGCATGTTGTATAATATGCAGGACATTCTAGATCATAACTACGAAGTGTTTATGAATTTAACATACCAAGATTTGGATAAGATTTATGAATAACAAAGGTGACGAAGTAGACAAGGACTTTAAATCAAAGTTTCTGTCTGATGCCGAGATAGCACAACAAAAGTTGGATACAGTTTCACCTAGTTTTTGCTTGGCAAAATGGAAACAACTAAGTTTGCATCTAACAACCGGAATGAACAACAGTTGTTACCATCCTCCATTACATAGAGCAGATGCAGAAGCTATTAAAACTAATCCCAGTGCATTACACAACACTGAACATAAAAAACAACAACGTAAACTTATGTTAGAAGGAACTCGCCCGTCAGAGTGTAGTTATTGTTGGGCCATGGAAGATAATGGCAAACTCAGTGATAGGCACTACCGTTCAGGTGAGCCTTGGGCAATCAAGGACTTTGAAACAATTCAAAATGCTCCTTGGGATCAAGACATAACACCAAGTTATGTAGAAGTAGACTTTAATAGTGCTTGTAATCTTAGTTGTAGCTATTGTTCTCCGCAATACAGTAGCTCATGGATGGCAGAAACAGAACGTGAAGGTGCATGGCCAACAAGTACACCTCATAATGACCCATCACATTTTGTAGGTGAAAGGAGACCAATACCAGCACGGGAACATAATCCATATGTTGAAGCTTTTTGGCAGTGGTGGCCCACACTTTATCCTGAACTTGAACACTTTAGAATGACCGGTGGAGAGCCAATGATGGATCGCAATACCTATAGGGTATTTGACCATGTATTACAAAATCCAAGTCATAAATTGCATTTAGCCACTACATCAAATTTTAGTGTTGAAGAAAAACTTTGGCAACGTTATAAAGGCTATGTTACCATGCTATGCGAAAAACCTTACAAACTAGAACACTTTATGCAGTATGTAAGTCTTGATGGAATGTTTGAACCTGCTGAATACATGCGTCATGGATTGAACTTTGAACTACTCTGGGACAGAGTTAATCAATTTCTAAACGACATACCAGAACGCAATAGCATAACATTTATTATTACAATGAACAATCTCAGTCTCACAACATTACAAAAATTGTTTACAGGCATACTTGGCTTGCGTCAAATTTATAGTAAAACCTATCAACGTGTTTGGTTTGATACACCTGTATTACGTACACCGACCTGGCAGAGCATGCAGATACTACCAGAGAGTTATGTACATGAATTAGAAGTAATAAAGTCATGGATGAATAGCAAATTGGAAACAGAAGCAACACGCTTTAAGGGATTTAAAGACTATGAAGTTGCCAGACTAGACAGAGACATTGCTTGGATGCGTAATGGACAAAAACTAGACCCTGAGTATATAAAACGCAACAAAGCAGACTTCTATCGATTTTTCAATGAACACGATAGACGAAGAGGTACAGACTTTTTAAAAACTTTTCCTGAAATGAAAACATGGTGGGATGAATGTAAATATCTTGCTAACAACACATAAGCGATACATATACATATGCCCAAAAAACAAAACGAAACAGATTTAGAATATAAACAACGTGTGCTTGATCCATTGAGTTCGAGTATGTGTGGTGCTAAATGGTACAACGCAACCATTTGGTTAGGGTCGGGTATGACCACAAGTTGCCACCACCCACTGCCACACAAGGTTAGTGTTGAAGATGTTATAACAAATCCCAAAGCATTGCATAATACTCCTAAGAAAAAAGCAGAACGAGAGATGATGCAACAAGGCAAACGCCCAGCTGGTTGCGAATATTGCTGGAAGATAGAAGATGTAAACAGGAATAATATCAGTGATAGAGTTTATAAAAGCGTTATCTACAGTGACGATGAACTTAAACAAGCACATTCATTATCATCAGAACAAGATGTCAATCTGAAAACACTTGAAATAGCATTTGATCGAACCTGTCAGTTTGCGTGCAGTTATTGTAATCCTGCATTTAGTACAACCTGGGTAAAAGATATAAAAAATAACGGTGCATATGAAAATTTAATCAGTGACGGACGTAATCATTTTACTCACGAACACGAAAATTCGCAATTGTACAAATATACAGAAACAAACCCATATATTGAAGCATTTTTTAAATGGTGGGAAACTGATTTATATAAAACACTAGATGAATTGCGTATCACTGGTGGTGAACCAATGATGAGCGGACACTTGTGGAAACTTTTGGATTGGTTTAAAGACAACAAAGGTGCAAGTAAAACAAGGATTGCTATAAACAGTAATCTTGGACTGGATAGTAAAGATATTCTTAAACTTCTTGATAGGGCTGATAGTGCTCCATTGGATATCTATACCTCAAATGAAAGTTTAGTTAACCATGCAGAATATATCAGAGATGGTTTAGACTGGAGTACATGGGCACAAAATATGCATCTACTTGCTGGCAGTGGAAAAATACGTGGGTTGCATAATATGTGTACAATTAATGCACTTTGTTTAGAAACACTTCCTGAGTTTTTAAGTTACCTATTAAAATTTAAAGCATGCTATGGCAGAGATTTTCCTAGTTTCACACTGAACATATTACGTTTTCCAAGTTTTCAATCACCCTTGGTTTTACCAGATGACATAAGGACCTATCACAAAGACCGTTTACAAAAATGGTTTGATAAAAATCAGCATAATGAATTACTCCACGAGCATGAACTTAACCAAACACAAAGACTTATCGATTATCTTGATTTAGTAAAGACTCCACACAGTGATGCATTTGATATGCCTAAACTACATAACGATTTCAAACAGTTTTACAAACAGTATGATACACGTCGAGAGAAAGATTTTATTAAAACATTTCCTAGTATGAGAGACTGGTACAATGAGTTATAATTATAATAGTGCAGACCCTATAAAAGTAAAACTTAGTGATCTAAGTCCAAGAGAACGCCAACTACTGAGTGAAAGCAAAACATTTTGTATGTATCCGTGGATTCATTTGCATGCATATCCAACCGGCGAAGCATATCCTTGTTGTCATGCTGAAATGGGCGTAGGACAAATTGGAAACTGCAAAACAAACACACTAAAAGAAATATGGAATAGTCCTGAGCAAAAAAAACTGCGTAAAGACATGCTCTCTGAAACAGAAAATTCAGCATGTGGACGTTGTTATGAACAGGAGAAGTCAGGCTTCTTTTCAGGTAGACAAAGTGCTAACAAGCATCATGGACACCACATTGAAAGAATTAAAGATACCGCAGAGAATGGTGAATACGAAGACTTTGCAATGACCTATTGGGATATACGTTTTTCAAATTTATGCAACCTAAGTTGTAGAAGTTGCGGACATATATTCTCAAGCAGTTGGTATAAAGATCAAGTTGCACTTGCAGGGCCAGAGTGGGCAAAAAACAATAGTGTGTTAAACTATGCAGGTAGATTTGAAACAGATATGATGGAACAATTAATGGAGCACCTTGACCATGTTGAGCAGATTTACTTTGCTGGTGGTGAACCTTTGATGATGGACGAACATTATGTAATACTCGACGAGCTTGAACGCAGAGGTAGGTTTGATGTGCGTTTAATCTATAATACAAACTTCTCACACGTAAAACTTAAAAACAGACTAGTGTTTGACATCTGGAAAAAGTTTGACAGTGTTGCAGTTGGTGCAAGTTTAGATGCAATGGGACCACGTGCAGAATACATACGTAAAGGAACCAAGTGGGATACAGTTGAAAAAAACAGGCGTCAAATGATGGAGATATGTCCTGATGTTGATTTTTATATAAGTCCTACACTAAGCATTATGAATGTCTGGCACATACCTGATTTTCATAAAGATTGGGTAGATAAAGGTTTACTAAAACCTCAAGATTTAAACATAAACATACTGCAAGATCCAGATCATTATAGAATAGATATAGCACCAAAAGAATACAAAGAAAAAATTAAAGCAAAGTATAAAAAGCATATAGAATGGTTACAACCTTTAGATAGGTTAAACAGAGCAACAGTGGGTTTTGAAAGTGCAATACAGTACATGGATAGTACAGACAATATCCATTTAATTAGAAAGTTTTGGGAGAAGAACAACAAATTAGATGGTATACGTGATGAAAACATACTGGACACTATACCAGAGCTGGGTGCATTAAAATGAAATTACCACACGATAAATTTTGTGTTTTGCCGTGGGTAAGTTTAGAAACATCACCAATTGGTACAGTACGTCCTTGTTGTCTAGCAGAAGATGAAATAAAAGACACAGAAGGAAACAAGTACAGTTTGCTTCGTACAAATCTCAATGAAGTACACACTAGTGAATACATGCAAAAACTAAGACAAGAGTTCTTAGATGGTAAAAAGCCACAAACCTGTCGCAAGTGTTGGAATGAAGAACGCAGTGGACGCACATCAAAACGCATGCATACCCTTAACCGTCTGAAACATATTGTAGAAGACACTAACTGGACTGCTGACGCAAAGCCGTTGGTGTTTATAGATTTTAAACTAGGAAATATTTGTAATTTAAAATGTCGAATATGTGGTTCATGGAGTTCAAGTACGTTTGCTACTGAAGAAGTACGTTTTGAAGGTAAAGATAGTTTTCATTATCAGATGCTAAAAGATGGAGCATGGCCAAGACAAAATCAAAGATTTTGGCAAGATATTGATGAACTCATGGAACAAGTGCGTTACCTGGAGTTTACAGGTGGTGAACCGTTTATGATCAAAGAACATTTTGATCTATTACAAAGAATGGTTGATAAAGGTATTGCACAAGACGTAGAAATACACTATAATACAAATGGAACACAGTTTCCAGAACATGCAGAAGAGATATGGAAAAATTTTAAATTAGTAGAAATAGCTTTTAGTATAGATGATGTAGAAGAAAGGTTTGAATACAACGTGCTAACGCAGTATGGGACGAAGTAAATACAAACATGGATCGTTTTGAGTCGATGCGTAATAGAAATACAAACATACAACTACAGGTTTGCTCAACTGTGAATGTGTTTAATGTACTGTATTTGGAAGAACTTGCAAACTGGATTGACCAACGCAGTTTTGACTATGTGTATTGGAATATGCTACATGAAGCATATTATCATAGTGTTGGCACACTACCAGAACGTGCAAAAGAACTAGTATCTAAAAAACTATTGAGTGCAAATGTGTCTGATTTTCACATGAAAGAGTTTGTAAAGATTGTTGATTTTATGCAAAGTGGAGCAAGTCTAGATGGAAATATTTTACGCATGAAAATTACTGATGTTGATTGGCGTAGACAACAAGATTTGCGAACACATCATTCAGAACTGGCTGATGCAATAGATTATGAAGGACCAAGAACATGATATTAGTTGTGATAGCACTTGAAGAAGAACTACCTGGGACGTTGCCAAGTGGTTATAAAAAACTGATTACAGGAGTAGGCAAAATAAATGCAAGTATTGCTCTAACACGTGAACTATGCTATAATTCTCCTGTTCACAAAGTAATAAACTATGGAAGTGCAGGTGGTAGTGCTGAGCTAAAAGGTAAACTAGTAGGTGTTAGTGCAGTAATTGAACGTGATATGGATTGTACACCACTTGGACTGCCTCTTTATGTAAGCCCTGGAGACGAAGAACAAATGATTGTATGTCAAACCAAACACGACAGTCTGTTTGTATGCGGAACAGGAGACAGTTTTAGCGTGCCACATATAAACTATCAAATATGTGAAATGGAAGCATACGCACTAGCAAAAGTTTGTTATAAATTTAATATTCCTTTTGATTGTTACAAGTATATCTCAGACAGTGATGCAGACGGTGAAGATCAAGGACGTGAATGGCATGAAAATGTCAGTAAAGGAGCTGACCTGTTTAGAAATAAAATCTTAACAAAACAAGATCAGTTTAGTTTTGGATGGTAAAGAAAATTACGGATAATTATTATGACTGATTTAAGAGAAGTGATGAAATCAAGTTATTGTCCATTGGTGTTTCACGGGTTGTATGTTCGCAGGTTCACTGGTGAAGAGCAACTGGTTGCACCATGTTGTTTAGCTGAAAAGTCTGAACAATTTAGAGGACAACAGGATCTAATGAATCATCAATATCTAGAAGGTATAAGAAACGATGTTAGAAAAAATAAAAGATCCAAAGCCTGCACTACTTGCTGGGTAATTGAAGACCAAGGAGGACAAAGTCCACGTAAAATTGCATTAGGAAGATTTTTAGCAAAAAATTTACCAATCTCTCTAGAACAAAGCGAAGAAAAACTAAATGAGTGCTATAGTATAGACTACAATGTATTACCACTTTGCAATGCAAAATGTATAATTTGCAGTTGGGAATATTCAAGTTTATGGGCTGCCGAAGCTGGTGTTAAAATAATTTCAGGTGACGAATTAAAATACGACCACCTATCCAAAACCAATTTAGATAATATAAAAAGAATATATTTCAACGGAGGTGAACCGTTGCTTACCAACGAACACCTAACAGTGTTAAAAAAAATAAAAGATTTAAACACAGTTGAAATAAGTTACAATACAAATGGAAGCATCTATCCTGACCAACAAACTCTTGACTTATGGTATCAAGCAAAATCTGTTGATATTCATTTTAGCATTGATGGTATTGGAAAACGCTTTGAAGAAACACGTACTCCTTTGAAATGGGACAAAGTGTCAGATGTAATCCAAAGAGTAAATTTATTAGAAGGTATCAATATAAGTTGTGCATATACCATTGGAAAACACAATGTATTTGACTTAGAAGAAACAATCAATTGGTTTGCTTCTCTACCCAACTTTAATGTTTTAAAGCAAGTACATGTACACACTGTATATGGCGAATTAGGATTGGAGTTTGCAACATCTGCAGAAAAAGCAGAATTTAAACAAGAGCTTGAAAAGTATGCTGATAAGTTTTATTGGTATACCAATATTGTGAATTCATTTTAAGATGGACGAACCAAAAAACCCACCTAAAACACTGTGTATGGCTCCTTGGACACACACTTATCTTTCGCCACAAACAGAACGCAGACTTTGTTGTGCTAGTCGTGAACCAGCACAGAGCTTTGAGCAGTACATAGATACAGCCTCAGGAACAGGAACTTACAATCCTATCACACTAGATGAACACTGGAACAGCGAACACATGCGTAGTGTAAGACGCAGGATGATGGCTGGTGAAGAACTAAGTGAATGTGACGTATGTAACAACAAACTTTTAAACACCGATGTATATAGAACATACTTTCAAAGATTGTTTCAGCACAAATACAATCAAATATGGGAAACAACAGATGATACTGGTTGGACAAGCATGAAGCCAGTGAGTTGGGATTATCGATTTTCAAACCTATGTAACTTTAAATGTAGAACATGTGGCGATATGTTGAGCAGTGCATGGGAAACAGAACAAAAACAACACAACATGACTGATCTCAACAATCCAAAAAACAATTGGATGCGTCCAGAAGTACGTAAAGAGATCTCTCAGTTTCAAGACACACAGATAGAAAAAGAATTTTCAGAAGCAGTAGAACAACACAGAGTAGAAGAAATATATTGGGTAGGTGGTGAGCCACTTATGTATGAACAACACTGGCGTTACATGAAACGTATTGTAGAACTTGGTGATGGGCCTAGGTTGTATGCACGTTACAACACCAATCTAAGCCGAGTAAACTACAAAGGGCAGAATCTATATACGGACATACTAGCAAACATACGTGATTGGCAAATATGTGCTAGTATTGATGGCACAGGTCCTATTGGTGAATACATAAGAACTGGATTGAAATATGATCAGTTTGTAGAAAACTTCAAACAAGGTACGAAAATTGCAACCAATCGACGTCAAATGCGGTTAGACTTTACACTTACACTTCCTGGATTATTTGAAATTTGTAATATCAATCAATTAGGTAAAGAACTAGATGTTGATATACTTGCAAAAGTGATTTTTACTTTTACACCTGATATAATAATGTCACCATTGGCACTGCCAAGAAAAATACTAGAACGTGTAATAGACGAGCTAACTAATAATGAACTAAGTCAGTCGTTAACAGATATGTTAGTACAACTGAAAAATCGGCCAACGATGTCAGAACAGTGGCCAGAACAATACGCAGACGGTATGCGTAAAGGCAAAAAGCGTATACACACATTAGAACGTATAAGAAATGATAGTTTTACAATGAAACATATACTAAGCAAAGATAAAGAAATACTAGACTGGTGGGAGAGTATCGATGCTTGATAGAGTTGAAATTCAACTGCGTGGGCCAGATGGTTTATTGCCTGTGTATTTTGATGTATATGATAATAGTCTGAGTCGCAAATGGTTGACTGCCTTTAATGGTATATTAGATAGTAAGTTGCATTTGGAAAAAAACTATTGTTTTTTTGGTTTTCCTAAAAGTGATAGAAATTTAGATTTTTTAGCAACAGAGATAAACAGAACTATTGCTGGAATCAATGGAAGCAATATTGATTATTTTATTAAGGATTATTTTACTGCTTCAAACATGACCAAAGTTTTCCACAGTAATAGAGCTGGAGAAGATATTGTTAGTGTAAATCACGATAAGTTTAATCAATTGCATTTGTATTTTGAAGAAACACAAGGTGTTAGTGGTGCAATGAGCAAGCACTATACCGGTGCAGATGCTGAAACACGTTGGTATATTCGTCAGTTAAATCTGTTGTGCCACGAAGCAGAATGTTTTATTATCAGTTTAGGAAGACACCAAAGCACACCAGAATGGGTGCGTCCTAGCAATGTTATGTGTTGGTTGCATGCTCCTCGTTTTGTACTAGATGAAGAAGACTACAACCTATTTGGAGTAGACACTATTGCAAGAAACCAAGGCGGAGTATATGTAGGTGTTAACAAAGCCGTAGGTAAACACCACTGGGAAGTATTCAGTGATGAAGGCGGTGATAGCAGAATTGACGAACTTACTACCACTACACTTAAACCACAAACTGAAGCAGCAGGTGACTTTGATATTGAATGGGGTAATAACACACACAACCAACCATTTATGCAAGAAAAATTAAGAGAGTTTCGCACTTGGCTGACAGCAAACAACTTTGATCCAGATGATCCTAGTCTAACAATTGGACACCCAAAGATTGGACAGGTAAACTTGCAAGGAAGTTTTGGTACAGAACATTTTGAAAAGATACTAGAAAAACTTACAAAACATCTAGATGTGTACAGTATAAAGACCTCAGATAGTTATGCTGAGTATGATTACACATGGCAGGATAGCAAAAGATTACAAGTACCACTATTATAGGAGTTATAAATGGCAGCTAAAAAGAATAAAGATTCAAAAGCATGGATGATACCAGAAGGTGAGAAACGTGAAAATGCAAGTTATCACTATGTTGCACATAAGACTGTCAGCATGATACGTGAAGGTAAAAAAATACGTGTGAAAAAATATCATCCGAAGTTGAAAAAACATGTTTGGTTTATTGAAACTAAAATGCCATCTCATAGCAAATAATTTATTTGACAAACAAACAAAAGGTGTATATAATGTTAGTATGGATAAAAAATCTTATTAATAAAATTAAATTAGAAATACGATATCGTAAGAAACTTAAAGAACTACGGAAGAGGGATCCTTTTATATACAAATGAGTTACATATTTACATCAGAGTCAGTAAGCCAAGGTCATCCTGACAAAATAGCAGATCAGATATCAGACGCATTGGTTGATGCTGGACTAAGTGCTGGCGACGAAACCACACGTGTTGCAGTCGAAACCATGGTAACAACAAACTATGTTGTCCTTGCAGGCGAGGTTAAAAATTTCAACGTTTCAGACGAACAGGTAGAACAAATCATTCGAGACAAAGTACGTGAAATTGGTTACGAACAAGAAGGATTTCATTGGGACAAACTGACAGTTGAGAACAAAACAATCAACAATCAACTACACGCACAAAGTTCTGACATTGGATTAGGCACAGACGACTTTGGTGCAGGTGATCAAGGTATTATGTTTGGATATGCTTGCAACGATAATGAAGCAATGATGCCAGCACCTATATATTACTCTCATGAGTTGCTTAAAGAACTCACTGCTATGCGAGCAGATGGCTATAACTTTCTATTACCAGATGCTAAGAGTCAGGTTAGTGTGGAATACGATGGCAATCGTGTAAAACGTATTGATCAAGTTGTAATAAGTCATCAACACAAAGATGGTTTTCAGCACAGTGTTATAGCACCTTTTAGAACCGCAGTAGAAAAAGTATTGGGCAATTTAGTCGACGAACAAACTGTATTTCATTTTAACCCTACCGGTAACTTTGTTATCGGCGGCCCTGACGGTGATACTGGTCTTACAGGCAGAAAAATTATCGTTGATACATATGGGGGCTTTGCTCCTCACGGTGGTGGTGCTTTTAGTGGAAAAGATCCTACTAAGGTAGATCGCAGTGCGGCGTACATGGCACGTTGGTTGGCAAAGAATGTAGTAGCAGATGATATGGCTGATTGGTGTCAAATACAACTGAGCTATGCTATTGGAGTAAAAGAACCTACCAGCATCTACGTAGATTCAAATGGACACAATCGGAGTATACAAAAGTTTATCAGAGACAACATTGATCTTACACCAAAAGGCATAATAGATAGATTTGATCTTTTTAACTTTAATCAATACAGTAAAAATTGTACATACGGACACTTTGGCAACAAAGATGTACCATGGGAAAGGATTGGTTGGTCAGCACAAGATACCGAAA